TTAAGGAGCGATCGTGTCTATCGTTTGAACTGGTTTTACAGAAAATTGGTTCAGCGCAGATGCGATCGTTTCTTGTTTATCCGGGAATAAATGTGCATAAACTTTGAGGGTGATTTGCGGATTTTGGTGGCCGAGCCGTTGAGCTATCAAAAGAACATTCGCACCCATATCAATTAATAGCGAGGCGTGGCTGTGTCGGAAATCGTGAATGCGAATTCTGGGCAAATCCATTGCTTCGCTTATTTTTTTTATCTGATTTCGCAAAGCAAATGGCCGGCAGTAAAAAATCGGCTCATTATCTTTAACCTTATACAGTTTTTTTAGGTGAACCTGAATATTGTTATAGAGAAATTCGGGTATTGTAACGATACGCCTGGATGAATAGGTTTTGGTAGGTCCGATCTCATATCGCAGCGGATTATGCAACGTCATAATAGTTTTAGTTATTTGGATGGCTTTATTAGGCAAGATATCGGATGGACATAATGCAAGACATTCGCCAACACGGCAGCCGGTATAAAACAGAATATCAAAGGCAAGACGGTATTCTTCATTCTTTACTTGACCTATGAAGAGATTATACTGGTCAGGTGTCCAGATCTTCATAGTTTCATGTTTTGATACTTTAGGTGGTTTGATATGTTTTAATGGATTATCTTTGTAACCATATATGATTCGAGCAAAATTAAATGTAGCTCCGAAAGTTGTCATAATAGTTTTTAGGTATGAAGCACTTAGGCCTTCTTTATTCATGGTCTGAGTCCACTCAATTATTTTATCAGGGGTTATTTCTGATAATTTCATTTTTCCAAAGTAAGGGGTTATTTTATCAAGACGCCCTTCTATTGTTTGAGCAGAAGAAGCTCTGTTATTGAGTTTGTAATTTTCAAGATATTTGATTACTAATGTACTAAAAGTCACATCGTTAGTTGCGATGTAGTTTGATTTGTAGTCTACTTCATATTTTAAAGCTTCATTTTTTTTATCAAAGCCACGTTTTACTATATGTCGATTTTTACCAGTCCAATCTTTTATATAGAATTGGCAATACCATTTTTTTGTTTTTTCGTCTTTGTAAGCTGGCATGATAGTCCTCCTGAGTTTATTACCGAACGCATAATAACGAACGGCGAATATATGTTTATGCATTAGCGCCTAAATTATGCAGCCCTAATAAAAGGGCTGCTTTTTATTGTTTACTTAATTTTTCCCAAAGAGAATTAAATTTATGTGAAATGAAATTTAAACTTTGTTTTGATAGAATGTTTAATTTCCGTTTATGATACAGGTTTTTCTCAATACCTTCAGCTGACGGATATTTTTCAAGTATGTCGTATGTGACTAACAAAATAAAAATTTCTTTTGAGTGCGGTATTATTCTGCTTAAATTTTTTATAAATTCATCTTCCGTCATTTTATAACTTACATTAAGATCAAAAATATACTCTTTCAATTTATTTGCTAAGTTGGTAGCATTATTAGCCAATTTTATAAATTCATATTTTTCAGTTTCTTTCCCATAATAAAGTTCTTTGATATATGGTGGAACAGAGGTTAGTATTTCTACGTCATTTGTAGCTATAGCAGTAAGAAGCAAATTTAGCCACCAAGTTTCATCAAGTTGTTCCCTCAAAAATTGCTCATTTTTTTTCGTTAATGTAAGCTGGTGAAAAATGGAGAATAATTTTTTTGCGTATTTATAACTACTTGTTTTACCTTTATGGGAATAGAATAATTCAAGTGTTTCGTAAAAGATGTTGAAATCATTATCTAAATGAGGATCAAGTGGAGGCGGGGGAATTACTGGCTCCGGTAAACTTTCTTGGACAATCATTTCTTCAGGCTCGTTCGATGTTGTAATGTTGGGTTCAAATTCTTCTGTTAGTACAGGCTGCTGTTGTTGTGTAGGTAAGTCTGGTTGTGGAAGTTCACGGCCGCATTGAGGACATTCATCCCAGCGTTTTCTCATTCGGCGACCACAGTATGGACATTCTTTTAAAAAGTTAGAAGCTGCTGATTTTGGGCGAATAGATTTTGAAAGCTGTTTGCCTGTAGCAGTGAATGACAAGCCAGTTCCGGGCAGTCCTACTGTAGCTCTTGTGCCACGAGTACCAACTGTTATTTTTGCGCCACGGGGACCTATACTGGCACTGATACCTTTTTTACCGATGTTTAAACTGATACCTGGAGCTATTTTGATTGATTTTCTAAACCTAAATCCCATTCTGATCATCACCTTTGATGGAGTTATTGGCTAATTAATTCATTTATGATTTTATGTACTATCATTGGATCCGGCCTACGTTCTTTAATTATTGCATTAAGATGTTCAGCATCAAGATCGTGGCTGTATGATAGAAGATGTATCGCAAATTCGTTTGCTTCATTTTCCCGGCGACAGGGGACATAGTAAGGTTTATTTGTGCTCAGATAGTAACCATATCCAGAGTGCAGCCGTGCATGACCGAGTTCATGGCATAAAACTATACGCTTTTGAAGCTCTGATAAATTTGCATTTAAAACGATACATTTTCGTCTTAGCGGGCGAACGAGAAAACCTCTGATTTCTGACGGCAAATCTAATTCAAAAACATCGAATTTTAAGCATTTGGCAAGCTGATAAGGATTCGCTGTATCATACTTTAATATGAGGTTTTCTACCCGCAAGGGTATGTTAAACATGACGCAAGAAGTTTATTGCTTCTTGCGCTTATTTTTTTCTTTAGCTTGCCAAAATACAAATTCAAGAGCATTTTTTAATTTCTGTTTATCTTCTTCGTCCAGGTGATGTACTTCACCGTCAAACATAACCTCTGTATTTTCCAGGAATTTGGCGAGGTCTTTAGGCATATTTTGTTGAGAATTTTTGTTTTCTTGCCCTAAAAGATAATCTATAGATACACTGAAATGATCGGCTAATCGTTTTAACATATCAGGTTGCGGAGTACGTTTATTAATTTCATATTGTGTGTATGTAACACGATTAATACATAATATGTTTGCTACATCTTGTTGTGTTTCTTTAGACTGTATGCGAAGTTGACGAAGCCTACTTCCTAAAGTTTCCATATATTCACATCCTTTGAATATATTATATGTTACTTTTAGTTACATATAAAGTTAAGTAACAAAAAGTTACAAAATAGCTTGACTTGTATCTTAAAGTAACGTATAATCGAAATGTAACATAAAGTTACACAAAGAAAGGGGGGATAAAAATGAAAATTAGTGCATTTTTAATTGACAAGAGAAAAGAGAAAAGTTTTACTCAAGCTCAAGTTGCCGAAATGGCAGAAATATCCCGTGCATATTACACTCAGATAGAAACTGAGATAAAAAGGCCATCTCCTGGCGTTGCACAGAAAATTGCGGGAATTTTAGGTTTTGATTGGACTATTTTTTTTACTAATGATGGTAACGATACGAAACAAAATGCTATTTGATATCACAGTTTGGAGAAGTAATGAGGTGATTGTATGGCAAAGTTTGCGATATGTGAAGTAAAGCAGCTGTTGAGGATCAGTGGTGAACCGTTGGCAGTAGCAAATGAAATTCTAAAAGATGAGAACTTTATTTTAGTAAAAGTGTCACAAGATGGAACTGAGATTGTTTTTGGGTATGCTGGAACTCCAATGCGTATGAAAGAATGGTTTGAGTATGTGGAACAGGCAAAAGTTAAAGCTGATGTTTGCGAGCACATAACTTTACATCTGTAATTATGTCTAAGTTTTGAGAGAAAACGGCGTCACGCCGAATTTTAAAATTTTTACTATACGCAAAAGGGAAGGTTGATGAAAATTGAAGTTTTACGAAGTGACGACTTGTTTTTTCGATGATGGTAAAGTCACCGCTGCCATCACGAGAACTGTTGAATCTGATCAAAAGCCAACAGATACCAGTGATAACAATGACAAATGTGATGTATATAAAGATTGGTTTGAAACAGAGGAAGCAGCAAATCAATTTATTAAAGATGCTAAGGAGGCTTAAACATGAAGAAGTATTTGATCGCATTTGGCGCTGTTGTAGTTGTGGCTTTGATGTTGGTCAGTATTGCAGATGGGCAGAAACCTTTAACAGATGTTCAAGAGGTTACTGTTACTTGTGTCGTCCGGCCAGGAGATACTTTGTGGAATATAGCAGAAGGTTTTTATGGACACGGTATTAGTGCAGAAGATTATAACGCTTTTCAGTACAGAATATCGCAGGATAACAAAGAGCTTTTTGCTGATGGTCGCCAGCTACAGGTAGGGGACAAAGTGAAAATTCGTTACTATACCAAACGGTGAGTTTATGAGTTTATTCTACAGCAGAAGGGAGTGGTAAATGTGCTGAAAGAACTGCTTCAAGAGTGCCATATGACGCAAGAAACCGTCGCTGAACAGGCTGCTATGCACAGATCAACAGTCGCACGTATTATCAATGTTCCGGAAGCGGCACATCCGCAGATGATTATGCGGTTTGCAGAAACTTTCGGAGTTTTGAAAAACCATGTAATGCGGTGGTACTGTTTGGAAGCGTGCCCGCTGGGTAAAGCTTGCCAGAGTACAGAATATCGTGAGGTATCACTGGCACAGACGGCCTGCTTTATTTATTCGTCAGTTAGTGCCCTAAATACTAAACTGGCAATCGTTTTAAGTATTGCCTCAGACGAACGGGTAAGTTGCGACGAAGAAAAAGACTTCGCCGACATTTTAAAAAATATCAACGAAGTCAAGCAGGCAATATCCGATATGGAATTATGGGTTTATCGCAATCAGGATTTATTAAGAAAAAGAGAAATCGCCAGTGCGGTAACACTGACGATTAAGAGATAACCACGGTCAAATAGTTAACTCATGTTTTTATTATAGCAAAATGAGGCAGGTGACGCAAATGGAGATTTATACCGTAGAAGATGTTATGAAAATTTTGCATTGTAGCAAATCAACTGCATATAAAATGATTCGGATTGTACGTGATGAGTTAAAGCAACAAGGTTATATTCTACCGCCGGCAGGTAAGGTTCCGAAAAGTTATTTTGACGAACGTATATATATGCCTAACTATCAAAGGGAGCTGGCTTGATGGCTAAAAATGATTTACAGACAAAAATTGATCGCTTGAATGCTGCTGCTGAGATTATTGAAAAAGAACATAAACCAAAAAAGATGTCGGTATCTTCTGAGCAGCAAGTCTTTGCAAGTGTTGATCGTATTAAATCCTGTTACCGGTGCGAGTTTGAATTTTCTTGCCTGGATGCTGGTAGACCTTGCTCAAGATATTCTTATGTGGATTAGGCGGGGAGATATATGTTGAATCAAGCTTGGTTTTTTTATGATGAATTTAAAGAAGTACCGTTAGAAATATATCAAATTGATCAAATGGTTTTGATGGGACATTTGACAGAAAAGGAAGCCCAGGAAAGAGCTTTCTATGTGAATATAGATTATTACTTGCGAGGTGTAAATAATGTTTAAAAAGGCAGAACGTAAAAGAATTTTTGTGAAAATGGCACTGTGTGGAGTATCAGGCAGCGGTAAAACTTATTCCGCATTGTTACTGGCTCAGGGATTGGGTGGAAAGATCGCCATGATCGACACGGAAAATGGCAGCGGTGAACTTTACTCTGATCTATGCGAATATGATGCGGCTCAACTTGAACCGCCATTTTCGCCAATGAAATTTATTAATGCGATCAAAGAAGCGGAAGCCGAAGGTTATAACGTACTGATAATTGATAGCCTATCTCATGCCTGGTCCGGGCAAGGCGGTATTTTGGAAATGGTAGACAAAAAAAGTGCTACCAGTAGAAGCGGGAACAGCTTTACTGCTTGGCGAGATGTTACGCCGGAGCATAACAAGTTAGTGGATGCAATACTTCAGTGCCGTATGCACGTAATCGTTTGTATGCGGTCAAAAACAGCCTACGAAATGCAGGAGAATGAGAAGGGCAAAAAAACGCCTGTAAAGGTCGGATTAGCGCCGATACAACGTGATGGAATGGAATATGAGTTTACGATTGTATTCGATATTGATCGTGAAAAGCATTATGCCGTAGCCAGTAAAGACCGTACTAATCTTTTTGAAAATCAAATCGAAGTCATTACCCCGGAAACTGGTAAGATGATCCGTCAATGGGTTGAAGGTGGTATTGAGGTTAAGCGGCCTATAAGAGCAGATAAATTTGTCCAAGTCTATAGTGATGATTGCATGGTACTAACAAAAAAAGGCTTTGAAAGTATCAAGAATTTACCTGTCGATACATTGGCACAGATGGCTGCACATCAAAATTACGCCCTTGCCGCTACCGCTATAACAGACTTTCTTGACGCTAAAGCCGTAGCAATGACAGATGATGGATCTGCAGAAGCGACTGAAATTGATGATTTGGTAAATGAATTACCCGATATTGAAGATCAGGCAAGTAAAGTAGATGGTCCGATTGGATAATTTGTATTCTAAGTGTTTACGTTGTGGGCGAGATATAAAACGTCCGGAGAGTATTAAGCATGGCTATGGCCCTTCCTGCTATAAAAAAATGTTAGAAGAAAAAGCGCAGAAAGAGCTTATTTATGACGATGATAAAGTCGATATAGAGCCCTTTAGAGGCTCTATATACGACTTGAAAAATATCTAATGAAAAATCAAGGCGGTATATCATGGGCGGGTATTTTAAGTTGTATAGGGAGTTATTCAAAAAACCAATATGGCTTAATAGCTCAAATGAGCAGAGGGTGATATTGATAACTTTATTAGCTATGGCGAACTGGAAGGAAACTGAATGGGATTATTTTGGTGAAAAAATAATTTTAAAGCCTGGGCAATTTGTTACAAGCCTTCAAAAAATCGTTGAACAGTGTAAAGCTGAAGGCGTAGAGGCTAACAAGCAGATTACGGTTCAAAATGTAAGAACAATGTTACAAAAGTGTGAAAGGCTCAATTTCTTAACAGTAAGGCTAACAGGAAAATCAACAAAGAGCGGTAGGCTCATAACCATAGTAAATTGGCGGGTTTATCAAGGTGAAGAACCTACTGTTAACAAAGAGATTAACAAAGAACCTAACAGCCAGCTAACAAACAACCAACAAAGAGCTAACAAAGAACCTAACAAGCACATAAAAGAAGAATATAAAGAACTAGAAGAAGATAAAGAAAGTATAAGAAATGGGGAAGAAAAAAATGCGCCCAACATCCCCCAAAAAAACAGCTCGGAATTGGCAAAAGGTGCTCAATATTTTTCGGCAAAAATAATGCCGATCTTGAATCGTAACCAGGCAGAGCAGATTAATGATTTAGTTGCCGAGTATGGTGCTGATAGTTTTATTTTAGCTTGTGATCGAGCTGTGGTGGATAAAAACAGGTCAATAACACATATTGCCAATTTACTTGAAAAAGCACGCAGGTCAAGGAATCGCGGGCAGTCGGTGAATGTTGAAAGTATTTTAGACGAATTGATTGAGCGGGCAGGTCAATCTTAGAGAAAGGTTGTGGTTTAAATGCCTCAGAGAGCACTTGCATTAACAGATATTTATAAGGGATTTAAGTTTTTTCAGATGTGCGGTCGGAATCCGCCGGTTAATAAAAACTTGTTCGGAAGCGAGTTTACGACAAGTGAGCAGCAAATTAAGGACGCTTTGGCAACAAAAGCGGATATTTGGATTGATATTTTCAAACGGGTTGAGGTTCCTGTTTTCGAGATGGCTATAAAAAAAGTGATTCAGCAGACAAAGTTTTGGCCAAACGAGCAGGAGTTTGCTGCCGCAGTTGATTGGGCACAGGAAGAAATAAGGACAGAAGCTTATCAGTTGTCGCTTGCGAATGATCGTGAAGCCAGGGAACAGTTCAGCAGGTCTTTTTCAAAAGAACAGCGAGATAAAAATAAAAAAGTCATTGCGTATATTATTTCTCGGATTGGGAAGAAAGAGCGATTGAAGGTCCCCTATAACGAAAAAGTTATTGAGTTTGGACGATTGCTTTATCCGGATGCATCCGATGAATGGCTGAAAGAAAATTATAACGATATTGCAAATTTCAAGAAACAAAAACAATTTTGCGATAACTATTGCAAAGGTCGTGAAAATTGCCCTAATAGTGGCCGACAGCCAGGGCTTAGGGTAGATAAACAGTATGGTTACATCAGACCCGTGTATTACACCGGGACCTGTAGCAATTTTTAAATAAAGGAGCGATGAACATGGCAAGAAGGTTCAGGAAAATTCGTTATGACGAGAAGAAAGGGCAGGTAACGCTTATCTGGGAAGATGGTAAGGCACACGAGGATAAATATTCTCTTGAGTGCATGGAATCACCACGCCCGGAGTTTGTTCAAGCATTCAAAGAATTAGCAAAGCATGTTGCTGAATTGTGTGAGTTGCCGGCAGATTATGCGGACCGCATTACCACTCGTAGCGTATCTTTGAATTATGGGGGGATACAGGAAACGATGGGAGCTGTGCTATCTGCTGTTATGGAGCTTGAACAAAGTAATGGCGTGCTGGTATTGAATACCCCGCATAAAACTGTAGAAATGCTTACAGAAACGGCGGAGCCTAACGCTAAGATGTTACTTACAGCAGAGTGCATTGAAACGCTGGAAATGCTAATTGACGAAGCTCATGAGTATGTAAAGGGTGTTCGGGCGCAGGGTGATCTATTCACCCCGGCGGTTGGCGAAAGTGCTTAAAAATAAAATTTAGGAGTGTTGAAAAATGGCAAATAACAAAGGTAATAGAAGCAGCAAAGGCAGTAAAGGAAATACAGCAGTACCGCCAAGTAAAGAGAAAAATATGTCGGTTGATCAAATTTTAGATGTGTTGAGAAGGCAGTCTGGAGATACGATAACAATTTCTGCAAAACGCTTAGAAGCTTTATGCAAGGAAATTAAGTCGTTACGCTCTGAGGTGGAAACTTTAACCGCTGATAAGAATCAGAATGATGAACAGGAGACCCCAGATGCAAATTAGTCCGATTTACAGTTATCAAGATGATCGCCCAGAGATACAGTTTGGACGAGTGAATTTTGAACTTGAAAAAGTTGATGAAGCGTTAAAGGCCTATACTGCTAATCCAAACGAGCAAACTTCAGATGCTTTATGTATGGCGATCTATCAAGCTGAAATAATGCTTGAAACTATGGCCCTGCAGGTAGAACCGGATTACAGCAAAAGACACGTTAATTTTCTAAAGACTGTTCAAAAAAATTGTGAGAAAGCTCTTTATAGCGGCAGTCCTAAAGGTTAGTAAAACAAAAAGAAAAAGCACCGCTTTTTACACGGTGCTTTTTCAAAAAAGATTTGAGAGTGGGTTGGAGAGAAAATCAGACGTCCGCCGAAGTCATGAGTTTCACATTGCAGAACTCACAAATAAATTTTAGCAAAGTTGCTGGTCGGACGCAAAAAAAGTGAGGTAGCTATGAGTGTAAATTGGTCGGTTAGAGGACGAAAAAGCAGGGCATATGGCGAGCATTTTGAAAAAATGATATTAGCTTCGTGTGACCATTATTTAGCGGCTCAAATCGCAAAAATAGAAAAAACACCGGAGCCGATGAAGATTATAAAACCTTTTGGAACAGGTCAGTTTATCGCCTGTTTCGCATCAAAAGCCCAGCCTGATTTTAAGGGAACTTTAAAAAATGGCAGGTCAGTAGTGTTTGAAGCTAAACATACGGATAGTGATCGAATGAAGTATGAAGCACTGCTTGAATGGCAAAGAAAAGCTTTGTGTGAACATGTTGGATTTGGCGCTGCCGCTTTTATTCTTTGCAGTTTTGAGC